ATTACCCATTTAAGATACCTCCTTAGATATAGAATTTGGGAGGCTTTACAGCCCCCTTTAGTCAATTACCATTATGCTGCTGGCACATTTAATATTCTTAATGCGTCTGGCCTTATCACACTGCCACCAACCCTGTAGTGAACTTTAAAGCCTACAAGGCCAGCTTCTGCGTAGAGCTCGGTTAGTCTTTGGACAGTCATACCTAATCTATCTACAATCCTATAACCGCTTCTGATATCGCCGAATATTGCGACCTTTGCAGCAGTTTCAGCAGATATCTGCGGCACATCTTCTTGGTTATAGATTGGATATCCTGCGAATGTTGCTGGTGTTCCTGTTTGTAAGGATGGCTGCCATAAGTATTGTCCATTGCTATCTTTCAAGAGTCGTAGTGCAAGCTCTGTCTTGCTGTTTACAATTAACACGCCATTTCTTCTGTATTGGGCAGGCACCTCGTAAATAAGTTTCAAGATATCGTCAGCAGTAATAGCTCCTGCTTGACCTGCATCCACAGTTGCTACAGAGCTATTTAAAATACCTTCAGGTTGTTTATTAGCATGTCCTGTGCCCACAACAAAGGCTGTATCCTCTGCTTCCGCTATTGCTCTGGAGAAGGAATCGGCAATGATGCTCTCCAAAGCGACATCCGTATCCATTAGCTCATCTTCGCCAATCTTGGTGAGGCCGTAGAGGTCTTCGACGTATTGAAATTCCTCGCCCGGTGTCATTGTGGATTCAGTTATGGCTGTACCGGTTTCAAGTTTACCCCAGCCGACAGTTACTTCTGTCAAGCTGCGTCTTCTAATTCTGTCGCTTCTGGTCTGACGTACAGTTGCCAAGCTGCGGATAACAGTTATCTTAGGAAGCTCTCTGTAAATCTCGCTCTCCAATTCCTCTGGAATGAGTATTTGACCAGTAGCATCAGATACTAGAGCTTTCTGCTCTTCTGGAGTAAGTGCAGATTTACCTTCCCTCATAAACTTGAAAAATGCAGCTTTTTTCTCGCTTGGTTGTCCAACATCTTTGCCATCAACAGGCGGTCTTTTTATCATTGTTTCAAGCTGTGCGATTCTTTCGTTTATTTTTGCTTCGAATTCCTCAAATTCGGCTTTTGTGTACAAGCCCTTTTCCTTTGCCTCGAATTTGTCTCTAAGCTCTTTTACTAATTGCTGTAATTCTAAGATTTTTTCATCCATTTAAGATACCTCCTTTAGAATTTTTCTAAGTTCTTGAATAGTTTCATCCAGCAAGTGGTTTCCCGACTTGCTTTTCTCAGACGGCTCCTTGTCATCCTGAGTGGATTTATCCGGCTCAGAGGCTGCAAGGAGTGCCTGAAGTGCTTGTATTGCCTGCTCCACAAGGGAGCGATTGGTCGCTGACAAAACTCTACCTGCTTTCATTTCATGTGTTGCACCTATGATGGCATACAAAAGCATGTCAAAGTCGCTTTGTTTTTCTTCCCAAGGTGCTTTTCTGTCCATCTTGTGATAATAACGTTCAAGATGCCGTTTAATCGCTGGTATGTCGCTGTCCGGGATATTCACTCCACCTCTTGCCCCCTGTATGGCAGCAGCGGCGGCATAAATCGCTCTTGGTACTGCCATAAGCCTGCCATCTATCACATTAGCAATAGGAAGCTTATAACTGCCAAAGTTTTCTGGCTCGTCGGAGTTGTACCACAAGAAAGCTTTGCGGTATTTACTCCAGTCAATTTTGTCTTTGTCACCGCTGCCGTCACTGCTTGCCCATTTTGCTATTCTTGCTCTTGCAGCGTCAGCGTCCCAAGACCTACCTTCATCAGCTAAAGGTAAATCCTGATATGGCACAACTGCCTTTACCGCTTCAATTTGAGCCAAAGGATTCATTGGGAATGTTACCAGTGACCACTCCCAAAGTCTAATCTCTTTCAAAATGCGCTTAGTACCTTCCCATGCCTCTTTAACAGAGTCATACCCAATAGACAAGCCTTTTAATGCACCTTGTTTTAAGAGTGCGTAAGCCTCTCTCCCACGGGTTGTCTCGAGATTTAATTGTCCTTTCACTTTCAAACCTCTGCCGTCTTCATATGCTTCTAAAGTGACACCAATAGGCTCTGTCGGATTATGCTGCCACAGAATAGGCATTCTCGGGTTCTCTTGCAATGTCTTCTTGAATGCTCCAGGCTCTATTACATCACCGCCTAAATCCACATTGTTAAACACGGCAGCATAACCTTCGAAAACACCCTGCTCGTCTATGGATTTCACATCAAATTTAAAGCCTTTTTGTTCCATTCTATGTCCTCCTTTCCAACACTTGATAGCCTACTGTGCATCTGCACAGCGGATGTGCTGGCGGTGTGTAGGTATATGGAACTTTCTCCGTTGCTCCCGGGAATGTTTCCTCTAGCCCAATCATTTGCCCGTCTAAAGGCCCACAGTGCGGACATGTTCTCTCGTCATGTGCTGTAAGCCAAACTTTTACTACTTCGCCTCCGAAAAAACCGGCTTCTTTTGCTTGTCGGATAGCTTCAAACTGTCCATAATTGTACGCAAATGATAGCTCCGTTCTTGCTATTCTCAATGCCCTGAATCGGTGCAAATACCCTGCATAATTCAGCACCTGATGTTCTACCTTTTTGAGCGGTAGTCCTTCAGCTATGAGATTTTCTCTGAATCGCCTCACTGCTTCTGCTTGCTTTGGTGTCAAACCGACGACAGGACGAAGTATCCTGCCTAATTCATCAGGGCTTACTGGATTATCTACAGTGTAGTACCGTAAAATAGCTCTCATTGCTTGATGCTGCAAATCCGATAAAGCAACAGCTAACTCTCCGCCTCTTGTCTGTATCCATTCTTCAATCCTTCTTCCAGTTGGCGTAAACCCAAAAGGTCTACCTGCGTAAGCTTCTATATTCTCTCCCATCTTTGTACCTGCGCTTTGAATCGCCTTCCTCCACTCTGGTTCTAATACTTCCACTACAAAACGTGAATAATCCTGCTGCCACTGCAAAATCCATTCCAGTGGCATTTCTTTATCTCTTACGGCATTTCTTAGTTCCTGATATTTGATAGCCTCTCTTTCTGCATTCCATGTTGAATATAGCCATCGCACTACTTTTGGTTCAGTCGCATTTAAGTAGCCCCGCAATACTGCAAGAGTATCTCTCGTATTTATTGGTATAGGTTTCAAATAAGATGGTATTCCGGGCGGATTATATCGTGGAACAATCTCGCCTGTTGGTTTGGTAGGCGAAGGTATTGAACTTGGTTTATCTCTTCCATAAGGGTCTGCTTTTCTCATCATTCTTCAGTCACATCCTCACCGCTGATAGTAGCAAGCGGCATCATGTTTCCTGGTACCATCAGCGTATTCGCACCTTCTACTTCATCGTAACCCAGCAATACTCTTGCTTCATTTGGTGTCAGCACTCCGATTTTGACAGCTTCCATTGCCCGTTTCCAGACGGCCTCTCTGTCTTCTTGCAAAGCCTCAATTTCGTCCCTGTCATAATCCAAATAAATCTTGTCATCGCCAAACTTCGGCACCAGCCAGTTGTTGAGCTCGTCTCTTATCCAATCCATCAGCGGTAAAACTGTCTCTGTGTAAAATGCCTGTCTTGCTTCCTTGTAGTTTGAATATGTTTTATTGGCCGTATCTCCAATCAGCTCTGGAGGTACTCCAAACGCAATAGCAATCTCTCTGGCCGACAGCTTTAGACCCTCAAGCCAATGCATGTCAGCTGGCGAAAGGCCCATCTCCTTCCAATCAAGGCCACCTTCCAACAGTAAGGGCCTTCCTGCGTTTTTGCTTCCTGCGTATTTCTCTTGTATTTCCTCCTTAAGTTGTTTAAATTGCTCGTCGCTTAATTCATGCTCTGTTACCAGCGCCCCTGGTGGCCTCGCACTGTTCTGTAGCAGGGCCACATTCCACTTCCGGCTTTCGTTGTTCTGGTCGATACTTCTCGCTGCTGCTTCGATTGGGCTCATGCCGTACCAGTCATCAAGAGGATTAAACAGTTTCAAATGAAGTATTTCCTCAGGTTTGAACGTTACTGTGACACCGCCAACTGTATACTGATATCCTGCAATGGGTTGTTGCGAATTGCCGGGTAAAACCTTCGTACGGTCTGGTCTCAAAACATATAGTTCCTTTGGCGTTCCTCGTTCAGGCCCTACTGCTTCGATATAGCTATTTCCACTCAGCATTAAAAAAGCAGCCAGATTTTCAAAGAACCGGCTACCTCCTTGCCATGGGTTTGGTCGCTTAAGCAACATCGCTAAGGAATGGTCGTCAAGCTCTTCTACTGCTCTTCTTCCTCTGCGGTAAACAATCCATGGTATCCCTGCCACCGCCATTGCAATTTGGCGCACACAAGCATAAACATACACATTGTTTCGATAGCCTTCCTTTGCAAAATTAGTATAGTTTTTCGGTGTCCATTGTGGTTGCCCTAACGTCATCGCCACGATAGCTCTAAATGTTTGACTTTGCTTCGTAAAAAAGCTTTTTATTCTCTCGAACATTTCAATCACCGCCCTTTATAGCGCTCTAATCCGCACTTCTTTTGTGTCTCTCAATGGTTCTGTTGCGTACCTTAAGGCGTCCATAGCATGGTTGTTGAAATCGACTGGTTCATCAAGCACGTTGCCGTCCTTGTCTTCTCGGTATTTGTACGTCTGTATCTCCTTGATAGTATTTACGCAGCTTGGATGAATGTGTATCTTACGTCGTTTAAGCCAGTCAATGCCGAATTTAACGCTATCCTTGCCTTTTGTACATGGCTGAATTCTAAAACCTGCCTTTTTAAATTCCTGTATCCTATCGGGTTCTGCACTATCAGCTACAATCAAGCGTTTTTTATCTACTTTTTCGTTGCACAACTTTATCAGCTCTGTATTCGTTAAATGACGCTCATATATCTCATCAAGCACATATATTTCGCTGTCTTTCCAGCCAATTTTGAGCAATGCTGATGGGTCATTGTAACCAAAATCAAGCCCGTAATAAATTGCATTGTATTTATCATCATCAAGTGGTATATCCTCGATAACATAGTTTGTGAAAACAAGGTTACCAAGGACTCCCCATTCGCCTAATGCATAGATTTTGTAGTACGTCTCGTCTTTGTATTTCAGCTCTTCAAGCACTTTAGCGTATTCTGGGTCTATGAATTTATTGTCTTTGTAAGTCGTCTTCAGCACTGTAGTATTGTCTTTTTTGTAATCAAAAAACTCCTTCTTAAGCCAATGAAAAACTGAAATTGGATTAAATGTCAGGATAATCTGTTTGTAATGTTTTGTCGGTCCTCTTAGTCTCAGGTCCAGCTGCATAAAATCTCTTTGCTCTAACTCGCTCGCTTCCTCAATCCATATTCCTGTTATGTTAGCAATTGACTTGAGTTTTTCCACATCGTCAAGTCCAGCAAAAAGTATCTGATTGCCATTTATGCAAGTAATCGTCATGTCGCTTTTGTTGACCTTGAACAGCGGCGTCAAACCCCACTGGGTTATAATATCCTGAAACAAAGAAAAAACGCTGAATCTCAGCGTCCTTGCCACTTTTCTAACAACCAGAAACCTATGCGGTTGTTCAATCAGTATCCGCACCAAAGTCTTTTGCGCAGCGAATACCGATTTACCGCTACCTGCACCACCATATAGCACAAGATAACGGCTCTTATCTTTGTACAACGGATAATATATGTCATTCGTCAATTCTGGCAGTGCTGTCAAATCTATTTTTATCACTGTTCATCAGCCGTTAAGTCATCTGGCAGCTTAACGACAATTTCCATGTCGGTCTTCAGATCAATATCCTGCTTGTCAGCAGGTTTTATATCAAGCCTATCAAGTACATCCTTGATAGCTTGCAACCTCACCATCTCAGACCGTGCCGAGAGGAGTTTGTCAAGCTCTCGTAACGCCTTAGAGGACATGCTCATGAGCTTACGCTGTATATCTTTTTTCATTTCGACTGTGAAATCTTCAATGGCTTGTTGGAATTCATCATTTTGTTTCCATCGATATAACGTTGTGCGCCCTATGGAACATGCTTTTGCTATTTCTTCATCAGTCATATTGCCCTCAGCTATTAATTTTGCTGCTTCTAACTGCTTTTTTGTCAAGCTCATAAGCATACCTCCTTTCGTTTCAATTTGTTTCAAAAACAAGAAAAAAAGAGCCTTTCAGCTCTTTCACTTCTTCTTTGCTTTTTGTACTTTCCACGTGTATTTACAATCCTGACACTGCCAAACATCGTGGCCAA